CAACCGAAAGTTGATGGAAGAGATGTGGCCGAAGTGGAAACTTGAGCCTGTGCTGTCAAGTTTATTGAACGAGAAGTGGGGGTCTTTGCATCAGGACAAGTTGCAAGCATGCATTCGCCAACACCGACTTGTTCGTGACTTTAAGCCTGAGATTGCAGCGATACACAAAGCGTATTGCGCTCTCATCCCTCAGAACCTAGTAGGTGAGCGTGAGGTTGAACAGACTCGCAACGACCTACAGCGTTGCACCCCGATCAGCACTGAAGAGTTTGCTGAGTGGGATGTGTGGGCAGAAGCAATGTTGAAGAACGTGTCCGACGCGGAACTTGAACAAGTGCGCGAGTTCATTGGTCATGTACCGGAGTCACGCCGAATCCTTGCCGTTGCCGTCGAGCATGTCCGCAAGCCATCCGTGAGGTACGCATGAGGTACGAAAGCAAACCAGTATTGCAGCAAATGAGCGCACTTGCCATGTATTTGCAAGGAGAGGGATTTACCGTTGGCATGACGCACACCGGATTTATTGCCATTGATTCGGAAGGTGTGGTGTTTCAGGTCAGCCCGTTCAGGACAAGCGCACAGATTCAACACCCCATACACAAGCGATTCCGTGAGGAATACTCGCGCAAACTTCCACAAACGCATTGGTTTGAGGAGCGGATGGAAATTCTAATTAAGTGGGCAAACAATCCAAAGAGCAAGGAATGGACTCGAAAGATGTCAACATCAAGACGACCTGTGCAGCGGACAAACGCATGATGTACCCAACCACCCGCAACAAGACAAAGATCCTTCGAGCAGTCATGTACCTACGGCATGAAGGCTTTACCGTTGGCCAAACAAAGACAGGGTTTGTCGCTGTTGACGATGACGGCATTGTCATTCAAGCAACCCCGTACCGTACCAGCGCACAGGTTTTTCACCCGACACTCAAGATCTACCGTGAGGAATATGCGCTGTCCATACAGGAAACCTATTGGTTTGCTGAGAAACTGCCATTGTTGACAGAGTGGGCAAAGGATCCAAACGCAAAGGAACCCGGTCGCGTGTTGTCGATTTCCCGCAGACCCGTACCCTCACAACAAAGAACCGCATGACTCATACGCTTTGCTCTATACCGCTTGCTTTAGTCTTCATTATTTCGTGTGGCGTGTGGTTATGGTTCTTTGACGATTTATCTCCGGACTACTAATGCGACACACCAACCTACCCAACCATTTTTATGTGCAAGTTGACAACCAATACCTTGGGTCAAACATGCCAGCCGGCACAACGCCCGGTATGTGGCATGCCATCTACGCTCGACCCGGTCAGTACCTGTCTTGCCATGTGATCCTTGCGTCAGGAGCACACTGGTCAGGTCTGCCGCTACACGCGCTGTCAACGACCGAGTCATTTGACCCTGACTTTGATGACTCCTCGCAGCCGTGGGGAGCAATGGGTAACGACATTGAAGCCGTGCAATTTAAAGCACTTGAAGGTCTGACTGTTAACGCGTTCCGCGCCGAGGTGTCAGGCATACACACAGGTATTGTCATTGATTGGGCTGATGGTTACTCGCAGTACCCCGCAGAACACAAGCCACTCAGCCTGATCATTGCCGATGAAGGTTACTTCTTGTTGTTGCCCAACAACTACTTCACTGTCAAGGACAAGCACTTTGTTGACACCAAGAAGTACGTTGATCAAATGAAATTCTATAAAAGAGGCGATCTCGTATATTGGGAAACCGATTGACTTATATACTGACGTAGATGACGATAAACACTTACGACGAATTTAAAACGCATATCCGCGAGACACTTGAGTCGCAAGGATCGACACGCGGGGAACTTGCGATTGCAATGGATCGCGCAGGGATACTCCGAGCGCACACGGTGAGGTGCTTGCTTGGTACGCCTGGTACGGTGATCGGTAAACGAAAGCCAGCATTTGATTCTGCGCTTGCCATTGCCGGCGCAGCAGGGTTTGACATCGTCCTGCGTAAGCGCACATGATCACCAAGCGTATAGCCATCGTCGCTGTCAATGAAGACGGCTATCGCATCGGGCAATCGCATCACAACGCAAGAATCTCAGATTATGCAGTACAGTGCATAAGGGACGCACGGGAGGAAAGAGGGCTTTCCTACGGCAAATTAGCGTCAATGTTCAAACTCTCAAAGTCCACCATACAGAAACTATGCAACTATGAAAGACGCGCACAAATCCCTCGCGCTTACAAAAAAGTCACCCAGTACCTCTGTGATCAAGCGGCCGAAGGGCAGACCGAAGCGCACCGGAATCATGAACAACCCCAAAGCGTTTGAGGTTCTCCAGTGGCTTGCCAACGGGGGAACGCTGCTTGAGTTTGCTAAGAAGGATGGAAACCCCTCCATTGCAACTGTGCATGAATGGAAAGACGAAGACCAAGATTTTAGCAGACTGTATAAGGTTGCCCGTGACAAAGGGCAGGAAGCAATGCTTGAGGAGTGCAAGACCCTGTGCGACACAGAGCCTACAGACGCGGTACAAGCCGCTTGGAGGCGTTTGCAGGTCGATACCCGGATGAAGTGCCTTCGGATGTGGAACCCCGCCCGGTGGGCAGAACGCGTTGACATGAACCATTCCGGTGGCATCAGCCTGATGGTGGCAACAGGCGTACCGGAGCGGTAATGGCTCGCACCGTCAGTTTGCAGTACAAGCCGCGAGCATGGCAACGGACATGCCATGTCAGTAAGCGCAGGTTCACTGTGCTTGCCCTGCACCGTCGCGCCGGCAAGACCGAACTTGCCATCATGGAGTTGATTGACAAGGCGATCCGGTTCAAACAGGAACTTGGCCTGTTCTTCTACATTGCCCCGTTCCTGAAGCAAGCCAAGGCTATTGCCTGGGCGCGGCTCAAACAGAAACTTGCGCCGCTTGTCATGGAGAACGCGATTGACATTAACGAAGGCGACCTGCTCGTCACGTTTAAGCACAACGGGTGCGTCATCCGTATATTCGGTGGAGACAACCCCGACGCAATGCGCGGTGTGCGACTTGACGGATGCGTGATTGACGAGGTGTCGCAGGTCAAGCCGGAAGTGTGGAACGACATCATTCAGCCGGCACTGTCTGACCGTCAGGGTTGGGCAATGTTTATCGGCACACCGTCAGGCATCAACCTGTTCAGTGAGTTGTATTACCGCGCACAGTCGTTGCCCGATTGGAACGCCGCTCGGTACACGGTCTACGACACCCAGGCAATTGACCCTAATGAAGTCGAACGCCTCAAGCGCGACATGCCTGAGACTGCGTTTGCTCGCGAGTATCTGTGCGACTTTGCCGCCGCCGGCGATGACCAGTTGATCAGCCTGTCTGACGCTGAACTTGCAGCAAGCCGCGAATATACAGACAAGGACATTGAAGGGTCACCCCGCATTCTTGGCGTTGACCCTGCACGGTTCGGTGATGACCGCAGCGTCATTGTCAAACGTCAAGGATTGATCATGTTCCCGCCGCTTGTGTACCGGGGCATTGACAACATGGAGTTGGCTGCTCGCGTCGCACAAGTCATTGACGATTGGGAGCCGGATGCTGTGTTCGTTGACAGCGGAGCGGGAGCGGGTGTCATTGACAGGTTGCGGCAACTTGACTTTGACCCCATCGAAGTGCCGTTCGGTGGCAAAGCCATGCAGCCTGACCAGTTTGTCAATCGACGCACTGAGATGTGGTGGAATATGCGTGAGTGGATTCATGCAGGCGGTCAAATACCGCAAGATGTCGCGTTGAAGCAAGAGATTGCAACGCCTGTGTATTGGTTTGACCAAGCAGGCCGCAAGGTGCTTGAGTCAAAAGACGAGATCAAGAAGCGTTTGCAGGGTGGTGCGTCCCCAGACCTTGCCGATGCGCTCGCTCTCACCTTCGCTTACCCCGTTCGCCGGCGCACACTCTTTGACAAGTACAAGGCGAAGGGTGCGAAGTTGAAAGAGTACGACCCGTACGCGAATTACAAGTGAGTACCCGTATTATCTATTGCAAGGGATAACTTTACGATGATCATTCGCAATGCAACGATGGACGATGTGGAGGTGCTAACGCATATGAGCAGGCAATTCCACGAATACGCGCCACATGCAGCGATGATCAACGCAACAGACGACGAATTGGCTGACGCTGTACGCGCACTTATGACGCATGGTTGTGTGCTTGTCGCTGACCTGCACGGCGAAGTCGTTGGGATGCTTGGTGCAATCATCAATCCCATTTGGTTTGCGCCCCGTGTCAAGATCGCTTGCGAACTTGCCTGGTGGGTAAACACTGAGTATCGGGGCGGTCGAGCGGGGATCATGCTTGTCAAGGCATACGAGGCGTGGGCAGCAGAACAAGGTGCAACGGTGGCAACAATGTCTTCCCTTCAGATTGACCTGAACAACGCGGTTGGCAAGTTGCTGCACAAATTGGGATACAAGGAATCAGAACACACATACGCAAGGAGACTGTAATGCCAGTATTTAC